CTTTGTACACAGTTCCTTCTGCCACTTCAACGATTGTATCTACGATTACTGTAGCTAATCGGGCAGCAACGGCTGGTACATATCGCATAGCAGTAAGAGTGGCTGGTGCCTCCATTGCTAATGCTCAATACGTTATCTACGATGCTTCGCTCTCAGCGAACTCTACAGATACTATGACACTTGGAATCACATTGGCTGCTACAGATGTTGTATCTGTATACGCATCCACTGCTGACTTCACATTCAACGCCTTCGGAACGGAGCTATCTTAATATGGCTATAGGAAGAATTCCAGAACCAGGGACTGGTATCCCTGAATCCATCATTGCTGCTAAGGGTGACATCCTCACCGGTACAGCTAATGATACCCCTGCTGTTCTCTCAGTAGGCACAAACGGACACACACTTGTAGCGGATTCTAGTACCGCAACGGGCCTTGCCTACTCTGCTGGAATTCCTGTCGTTCTTGATGCTGAAACTGCCACATACACAGTTGTCTTAGGTAACGCCTATCAATTGGTCACAATGTCAGTTGCCTCTGCTAATGACTTCCAGATTCCAACTAACGCCAATGTTGCTTTTCCAGTAGGAACAGTTATTAATGTTATTCAAATTGGTGCAGGTCAAACAACTATTAAAGCTGTAACCTCAGGTACTACTACCATCTCATCAACTGGAGCAACTGCTACTGCACCTAAACTAAGAGCGCAATATTCGGCTGCATCCTGCATTAAGGTCGCTACCGATACTTGGTATGTGGTAGGAGATATAGCCTAATGAGTTTACTGGGGATTATTGCTAGTCAAAACTACCCTCGTATTACTAATAGTTATGAATCTATTGCAACAGTAACTGGTACGGGTTCAAGCGGTGTTATTAATTTTACTTCTATTCCAGGTACCTTTAAGCATTTACAAATTAGAATAAGTGCAGTACCTACTGCCGCCGAAACTATTGCTTGTAGGGTTGGTAACGGGTCTATTGATACTGGGTCAAATTATACTAGGCATAGTTTGAATGGTAATGGTACTGATGCCGCCGCTTATGGTGTTGCAAATTTTACTTATTGGAATATTTATGGTTTGAGAGTTGCCTCAGATTCAACCAATCCAATAGTAGCCGTAGTAGATATTTTAGATTATGCTAATACAAATAAATTTAAAACTTTTAGAGCCTTATCTGGTACTGATAAAAATGGCTCAGGTGAAATTGCACTTAACTCTGGCTTGTGGCGAAGCACTTCAGCAATAGACCAAATTAGAGTTTTTGCAGAAGGCGCAGGAAACTGGGCAACTTCATCAACATTCGCCCTCTACGGAATTAAAGGAGTTTAACAATGGCCGCAGGTTCAACATATACACCGATAGCGACAACTACTTTAGGTAGTGACCAATCAAGCGTTACATTTTCCACTATTTCAGGAAGTTATACTGACATAGTTTTAATTGCAACAACTCCTAGCACACAAGTTGCACAAAATATGAAACTAGAAATTAACTCAGATACTGGAACTAATTACTCATTAACGACTTTAGGCGGAACAGGAAGCAGCACATTTAGCGATAGAGAAACTTCAACTGCAACCCCATCTGTTTTATATTTAGGTGCTGATTCTAATGGCATTATGCACTTTCAAAACTATAGTAATACCACTACCTACAAAACTGTTTTAATTCGCAGTAATGCGCCAAGTAATAATACTATGGCTAGAGTTTTATTATGGCGTAGCACCAGTGCTATCACCTCAATTAAAATAAAGCGTGAAAGCACTAACGATATTAAGTCAGGCTCAACCTTCACACTTTACGGAATAGCGGCGGCATAATGGCAAATACATATACTTTAATTGCAAGTTCAACTGTTGGTAGTGGTGGTGCGGCTAACATAGAATTCACTAGCATACCTGGCACTTATACTGATTTAGCAATTTTTTTAAGTGCTAGATGTTCTGGTTCGGGTGCTAATGGTTGGGAAAATGGCTCAATAACATTTAATAACTCTACTTCGGGCTATTCAGGCATATTGTTAGTAGGTCGTGGCGATTTAGCACCAGTTTCTATTAGTAACGGAACCTCGGCTATTGATTATGGTTGGTATGCAAGTGACTCGGGAACAACTGCTAACACTTTTGCAAGTAATTTTATTTATATTCCCAATTATACAAGCAGCAATAACAAGTCTGTTAGTTCTGATATAGCACAAGAAACTAATGCTGCAAGAGCAATTATGGGATTTAATGCAGGACTTTGGTCAAATTCTGCTGCCATAACTTCTGTAAAATTAACCAATGCCTCACCCCAAACTTTTGTTCAATACTCAACCGCTTACCTATACGGAATCAAAAACTCATAATCAACTAAGGAGAAACAATGCCAAACCCAACTAAACTAATCGTGGATTGTTCCACAGGAGTAACTACTGAGGTAGAACTTACCGATGAAGAGGTTGCTCAAAGAGAAGCAGAGGCAGCCAAGGTTGCTGAGATCAAAGCAGCAGAGGAAGCAGCAGAGGCAGGCAAGGCTGCAGCCAAAGCAAGTGCTGAGTCTAAGTTAGCTGCCCTTGGTTTAACTGCAGAAGAAGTAGCAGCGCTAGTTAAGTAATGATTTATTTCCTAGCTTATCTAGGATTCTTTTGTGGTCTAATAATTGGATATATATACGGGAGGTCTAAATAATGGCTTATGGCGATTTACTTTGTACTAAGTGCAATATAGCCAAGCCAGAATCTGAGTTCTATAGTGAACCTAGAAATCCCAATAGAAACTTTAAACGTTCTAATTGTAAGTCTTGTGATGCTGAAAGAAACCGCAGGTATTTATCTTTACCTGGTATAAAAAAACGCAAGGCAGAAATTAAACGGCGTTCTAATAGAAAACTATCCTATAACTTTCCACCAGAATTATATGATCAAAGATTTAATGAACAAGGTAATTGTTGTGCCATATGTAAAACTGTAATTGCTGGTGGAAAAGGTACTTTCCACGCTGATCATAACCATCAAACAAATCAACCAAGAGGTGTGCTTTGCCACAATTGCAATGTAGCACTTGGTAATTTTAAAGATAATCCAGAGTTGCTACAAAAAGCAATTGAGTATCTCAATAAGTATTCGGAGGTTGAATAATGCCATATGGTTCTGACGTCACCGAGGGCATACCCTACGTACTTTCCAATCCATCTGGTGCTACTAACTATTCAGCTACTGGTGTTAACTACGATATGGCTATTGCCGGTCTGCCATTCTTTATTGGGGCAACTGATGATTCACCATATCGTAGAGTAACTGCCCAGTACCGTAAGCAACAGTATGACCAAACCCGTGAGGCTGGAGAGCAGTCCCTTACTGGTTGGTGGTTTAGATCGCAGTCATCATTCCATTATGGCGCTGGTATTAAATACTTTGAACCAGCACAGGATGAGTCACTTCGTTTCCAGTACACAGAATCTAAAGGTTGTGATGTCTTTACTAAAGGACAGGTAACTTTACTTAATACAACTGTTAGAGCTAGGACTACAGCATCAACTAACCTATACCTATTTGGTGCTAGAGATAATGCTAATAACGTAGATGCAGTTGTCTTTACTGAAGGAGTTGATCTAAAGAAACTCACTATGAGTGGTGATACACCTACTGTTACTACCTATACCTTAACAGCACTTCCACACACACTTGATTTTATGGCTTTAACCTCTGATGGTACTAGATACTTTGCTGCAGATAATGACAAACTTCATAGAGGTAATATCTTTGGATCTACAGATGATGGTCATATCTACGATCTTGATGGTCCAGTTACCACAGTAGCATTGCGCTATGCAAAGCAACGTTTACTTGCTGGTGTGGGTAGAGAGTTATACGAATTAGATTCTAATAAGGCAACCACTGCAGGTGGTCACGCTTTACCTACTGCACTTTATGAACATCCAAACCCATCTTGGATATGGAGTACCATATCTGAAGGACCTGCTGCTTTCTATGTTGGTGGCTATGCTGGATCTCAATCATCTCTATACAAGATTACATTAGATACCGCTACCACTAATGCGCTAGGTTTCCCAGAGTTAAACGCTCCTACTGTTGTAGTTGATCTACCAGAGGGAGAAGTACTTAACTCCTTTGATGTATACCTTGGTCTCTACGGAGTTCTTTGTACTAGTAAAGGTGTAAGAATTGCAGTGCTATCTGCTGATGGTGATATTCAATACGGACCATTACTAGTAGATACAGAGTGCAAGAGCGTAACTTTTAAAGATAGATTTGCTTATGTAACAACCTTACAAGGTACTGAGTCAGGTCTAATTCGTATTGATCTACAACAACCTATAGTTCCTAACAGCTTAGTCTTTGCTTATGCTTGGGATCTTTATGCAAGTGGTGAGACTGTTAACCCTGTCTCTGCAGACTTCCTTGGTGCTACCGATAGAGTTGTCTTTGGTGTACCAGGAGATGGTATCTGGATTGAATCTAATGCTACTAAGGTAGCAAGTGGATATCTACAGACAGGTTTTGTTCGTTACAATACCCTTGAAGGTAAGTTGTTTAAATTATTAAATCCTAGAATAGATACTACAGATGGTGCTTTAGGCATCTCATCTATTGCCTATGATGATACTGAATATAATATTGGTTCCTTTGCACAAGAGGGAATAGTTCAAGAGATTGGTATTCCATACCCAGTAGGAGCACAAGAGTATCTAGGCTTTAAATTTACTTTAACTAGATCATCTACTGATTCATCTAAGGGTCCACTATTTACTGGATACCAACTCAAGTCACTGCCTGCAGTGCCTCGTCAAAGATTAATTCAATACCCTCTGTTCTGCTATGACCACGAGAGCGACAATATGGGCGTAGAGGTTGGGTATGAAGGGTCAGCATATGACCGTATGAGCCAGCTAGAGGCTGTTGAAAACAATGGCGATACCGTCAGAGTTGAAGACTTTAGAACTGGTGAGTCATACATTGGATTAATTGAAGAGCTTGACTTTATAAATAAAACTCCTAGCGATAGAAGATTCTCCGGATATGGTGGAATGTTGATCGCTACTATCAGATTGGTATAGGACTTATGACTCCTAATGAATGGGCAGGACTTGCCGTAGCAGTAACGACACTTATTGGAACACTAGCGTTAACAGTAAGACACTTAGTTAAATACTATTTGTCTGAACTTAAACCGAATGGTGGATCAAGTGTCAAGGACCAGGTCAACCGTTTAGAGGAGAAGGTTCAATTCTTAACAGATCTAGTAAAGGAGTCGCTAACAAGATGAGCGTAGTAGAGATAGCAAAGGCTGAGATAGGCAACAGAGAGACCGGCAATAATGATAACAAGTATGGCAAGTGGTATGGTGCTAACAACCAACCTTGGTGTGCGATGTTTGTATCTTGGGTATTTAACAAAGCGAATTTAGGTAATAAGATTACAGCACAAGGAGAGAAAGGCTTTGCCTCCTGTGATGCTGGACTGAAGTGGTTTATCAATAAGAATAAGATGATTCCAATAGGTCAAGCGCAAGCTGGGGATATTGTTTTCTTCCAGTTTGATAAAGATGCAGAGCCTGACCACGTTGGAATTGTCAAATGGAATAACACTAGGTTGAAGTATCTTCAAGTAATTGAGGGTAATACAAGCAGTGGTTCCAAAGGCAGTCAATCAAACGGGGATGGTGTGTATCTTAGGAAACGACCATACTCTCTAGTAATGGGTGTAGTTCGCCCGTAAGGATGGATATGAATAAACTAATTGACAAGTTAAAAGACCCAAAGACTAAGGCTGCATTTAAGTCTTATCTACGGGCAGTATTAGCATCAGCAGTAACTATGGGTCTTGCACTTGCTGCAGATCTTGCACCAGAGTATGCAATCTTGATTGGTTCAATCGCTGGTCCACTGGCTAAGTGGGCAGATAAGACTGAAAAAGAGTACGGCGTAGGAGCCGAGTAATTTAGTTTACTGCGAGGCAATATAAGGGGGGCGCTTAACTGCGCCCCTCTTTTTTTATGCCCTAAATTTCCCTAGCGGGATCATCTACCGGACAAGGCACGATTATTAAATTACCACAGTTAGCACAAGTAGCATCTAACATATACCAGGAGATCTCAAAGTTATCAAAGGTAGCTAGGATAGAGAATACTTTAGAGCCACAAGGACAAGCGTGTAGTGGTCCTAAGGACCTAAGGTCCGTACCGAATTTATCTGGTAGTTTCTCTTTATTTTTTCGCAGGGTTGGTAGACGGAACATATTGCTCAGGTCGGCTCCTTCCTGTGGTCAGTCGCCTCGGCGCTTTCAGCGCCGCCTTGGTTGGTTACCGTATCTGTAATTCGCCTTCGGCTCATATGGTACACATTTCCGATCTAGTAATCCGAAAGGATCGCACTCACGGCGTGTTGCCTTTACATCCCAGTATTTTTTACGGGCGGTGCTACAATTAATCCAAGATAAAAGGAGTATGCAGTGACGGCAATAGTTGGTATTCAAGGTAAGGGTTGGGCAGTTATTGCTGCTGACTCTATGACTACCTATACAGATAGACCTTACGTTGCTAAGGGCTACGATAAAATTGTTAAGATTAATGAATACTTAATTGCTGTTGCTGGTGATGCACTCGCTGGAGATATATTAAATAACTTATGGCAACCGCCTAAGGTATTAAAGACTCAAGATCCTGATCGCTTTATGATGATCAGAGTTCTACCATCTATTAAACAAGCCTTAACTGATGCAGGTTATGATCCTAGTCCTAAAGGTAAAGCTGATGATGATTCAGGCTGGGATGCTTTAGTTTGTTTTAATGGAAATCTTTATCAGATCAGTGATGACTACGGTTATATGCGAGATGATAGAGGTTTATACGGTATAGGTTCTGGTGGCTCTTTAGCAATGGGTGCTTTAGTAGCACTAGATGGTGATACAAAGACTCACGCTAAAGCATCAAGTGCTGCAAAAAAGGCTATCAATATAGCGATACAATACAACATCTGGTGTGGTGGCACTGTCAGTGTCAAGACACAATTTACTAAGTAGGAGTTATGCACAAGACAATTAAGTTTGCTTTAACAGAGGCATATGAAAAAGGTTATGAAGAAGGATTAAAGGTTAATGCAAGTAGTGATACTAACTGGGAGGAACAAAACAAAATGAGACAGCAATGGTTACTAGACAACCCTGATGCAGGGTATATAGGATGGATGTCAATATGACAGATCCAAAAGAATTACTGTTAGAGGTACTACGAGCTAAGGATGCTGGTAGGGCTAGATCTAAACAGACACAGATAGGTCCATCAGAGTTAGGTGGTTGCCGCCGTAAGGTTTGGTATCGTCTTAACGATCAACCTGAAACTAATGACAATGAGATGAAGTTGGCTGCCATTATGGGTACAGCTATTCACTCTGCTATTGAAGAAGCAATCACAGTTGCAGATCCAAAGAGTGAGAAGTACTGGGTTGAAACATCTGTTGAATACAATGGAATGAAAGCACACATAGATTTATATATACCTGAAACAGGAGATGTGATAGATTGGAAAACCGTTAAGGTTAAAAATCTATCCTACTTTCCATCGCTACAACAGCGTTGGCAAGTACAGGTGTATGGCTACTTACTTGATAAGTCAGGCAAGGGGAGTCCTAAAACTGTCAATCTAGTAGCCATCGCCCGTGATGGTGATGAAAGAGATGTTAAGGTTCATAGCGAACCATATGATCCAAAGATGGCAGAGGAAGCTCTTAACTGGCTTGCTGCTATTAAAGAGAGCGCAGATGCACCAGAGCCTGAGCGTGATCAGAGTTACTGCAAATCCTATTGCAAGTACTTTGATGAGAGTGGCGAGATGGGATGCGTTGGTATAAAAAAAGAACGTATCAAAGAGGGTGAGATATTCATAGACAACCCAGAGGTTGACACATCCGCTTTGAAATATTTACAACTTGATGCAAAGATAAAGGAACTGTCTAATGAAAGAGATTCATTAAAGACAGCGTTAGAAGGATTTACTGGTCAGACTAACAGTGGTGTATCCATTACTTGGAGCACCATTAGTGGTAGAGAATCAGTAGATGCCGAAGAGGTTGAGAAACTTCTCGGCTTTGTACCAAAAAAACAGGGACAGGAATCAATAAGATTATCTGTCAAACATACTGGAGGTAAGTAATGGCTGCACCGGAAAGCACTAAGTTCCAGATTAACTATAAGTTATCTGATGGAACTCTAGTAAATCTTTATGCAACAAGTCAGGCTGAACTAGAGACATCTCTAACTTCAATAGCTGACCTAGCAACACTAGTAACAACTACTGGTACCACATTAGGTACAACTCCACAATCAAATGGTGGATCAATCGCCTATGCTAAGAAAGCATTAGGCGCAACAACTGTCTCTGCAACAGATGCAACTGCACCTGATTGTAAGCACGGTTCAATGGCGTTTCGTTCAGGCGTAGGACAGAAGGGTCCTTGGAAAGGTTGGATGTGCGCTGCACCTAAGGGTGCCACAGACAAGTGCGATACCGTCTGGATTAGATAAGTTATGCGGGTTCCCTGGAACTATGAGAACCCAGCTTGTGCCGAAGTGGGTGTGGAATTTTTCTTTCCTGAAGTAGAGGATGGAGATAGAGTCCACACTCAACAGGCTATAAACGTTTGCAAGATTTGTCCCCACCTTGCAGAGTGTGCAGAATGGGGAATCAACAAGGAACGGTTTGGCACTTGGGGTGGTATCACCGCAGCCAAAAGAAAATATATCAGAAGGCAAAGAGGAATAGTTCTACCGAGAGAGGAATACGTTGCTAAATCTTACTAGGGCGTGGCGTGGTAGCAATACCAATGCAACACCACTACCTGACGTATGGAAAGATCTTGCTAAGAAGCAGATCAAGTTCCGTAGAGGTCAGGTATGTATGGTTGCTGCTGCACCTAATGCTGGTAAGAGTATGTTTGCTCTTATCTATGCAGTTAAAGCAAAGGTTCCAACCTTGTTTTTCTCAGCCGATACTGATACACCAACTGTGATGATGAGAGCAGCCTCTCACCTATCAGGACACAGTCAACTACTGGTGGAAGCTAATCTAAATAATAGCCGTCACTATTACGATAAGTATCTTTCCGATATGGAGAACATACAGTTTGTCTTTGACTCATCACCATCACTAGATGATATTGAGTTAGAGGTTAAGGCTTATGTTGAACTGTATGGAATACCACCAGAGTTGATTGTTATAGATAACCTGATGAATGTGGTTGCCGAGTCAGATAATGAATGGGCAGGTCTGCGAGCTATTATGGTGGAGTTCCACGATATGGCTCGCAAGACTGAAGCCTGTGTGATGGTATTACACCACGTCTCTGAGCAATCAGAGTATGGCAAGACCACATTACCGCCTGCTCGTAGGGCTATTCACGGTAAGGTATCTCAACTACCAGCACTGATACTTACTTTAGGTTTTGATCCATTAAATAATATACTTAAAGTAGCAGCAGTTAAGAACAGGTTTGGTCCACATACAGCAGATGGTTCAGACCATACTGGTTTGTTTGTTAACTATAGTGTCTGTCAGATATCTGATGCTGATGCACTAGGTCAGATGTATAGAAGGGATGCTGGTCTAAATGTCAGCCAAGTATAACAAGACTAAAGGTGCTCAGTTTGAGGTTGATGCAATGAAATGGTTTAGAAAGATGGGCGCAGTAGCTGAACGCTTGCGCTTATCAGGAGCAGAGGATGAGGGAGATCTAGTAGTTATGGTTGCCGGTG